ACTTGCTAGAATGTACTTCTATTGTGGGTGGCTTGCCTGTCAATACAGCCATTACAGGTGCTCAGATAATTGCAGCAGCATCGGGTGGTAGTGCAACCTGGGGAGGTATCACAGGAACGCTATCTAGTCAAACAGATTTACAGACTGCCTTGAATGGTAAGCAGGCTACGCTAGTAAGTGGTACTAACATAAAGACCGTTAACGGCAACTCATTACTAGGTAGTGGGAACATAACTACTAACCCAAGGACTATACAAAGTGTTAATGGTACCAATGTAAGTGGATTAGTGAACTTACAAAGTGCATCTATTTTTATTCCTGCAGGTACTATATCTACAAATAACACTATATACATTAAAGCCTTTATAGAAAGGACAGTGGTAACGGGGGCAGGTTCTACTAATTTTAGATTTTATGTAAATACTTCAAACACTATAACGGGTGCAACGTTCCTTGGTTCGAGTGCTTCAATGGCATCAACAGTAAAATTTCAAAGATTTGAAAGGAATATATTTTTTGACGGAACAAACTTAAATTTATTTTTAACGGGTACAAGTTCGGCAACCGATTACGTTGCAAGCGGAATAAGTTTAATAGGGTTTAATCCTGCTGTAAATAATTACTTATTATTTGCAGTACAGCATTCAACATCATTAACCGATGTAGCAAATTGGAGAAGGGTAATAACTCAGGCATATGATTGATACATTTACATACAACGACATAGAGTACACAATCACTGGACCTATTGAGGTGATTAGTGATACACAGCTACATGTTGAAACTGATAAAGGTATCATTCTAGTGGATGATACAATGGAAATATATAAAGCATTAACAAATGGCTAGATACGGTAACACAGGTATATTCAATGTGCTATATCCTACACGTAGGAAGATGGCTAACATACTTAGGAGAATAGTAAGAAATGATATCTCTAATCCTACAGGGAGTACTCTAGTAGATAGCATCCGTATCAATGCTCGAATAGTAAACATGGAGCGCTTAGAGATAGAGATAGTAGCTATGTACTACTTTATATTCCTTAACAATGGGGTGCCTCAGACTGCTAATGCTTATGGGTTTAATGATGGTCAGATAGCTCCTAGAGAATTTGTAGATGCGTTTACTAGGGAAATGGAGAGCTCAGGATTAACAGCTGAGATATATCAGCAGTATTTTGATTGGCTCACTAAGACTTACCCAATGAATCAATGGTCAGAGGTATTAAAAGAGAATCAAAAGATAGTATATACTTTCTATGCACTTGACCCTCCTCCAGGATTTAGTCCTAACGTACCTTTAAATGTCTAATTCTTTTTTCATTGAAAGGATATTAAACACATAGATGAGAGGTAGTTCTCCTACCTTTTCACTCTTAGTTATGTCCCCATTGGTTAAGCCGTAGATGGTTTGCTCCCATGACCACTTACTCTGAGCTTGCTCTTTCTCTATCTCTTTAATCTCTTCAGGGTCCATCTCCCTACGTTCCTCATCACTAAGCTCTTGGTCAAGCTCACCACTAAACAGGTTCTCATAGTTTTTTAGAAACGTATCCCTGTACTTAAGGAACTCATGTACTATACCATACACATCTGTGATTGGTAGGTCAAGGAATTTCTCAGCTCTGATATTACAGTCAAACTCATACGGCTCTAGTATCTCATCCCCCCACTCATTTGTCTTTGTATGCCGGTAGCAGATGGCACATACTTTATCAAGATTTGTGACGTAGTTATCTGTGAAATAATAGTCCAGGTCAATGTACTCGAAAAGAGTGAGCTTGTTGAGTGGCTTAAACTTCATTCCAAAGAGCTCATGCTTATATATTTTGGATGGCTCAGAGGTGCACCACTTGGCTTCTGCTACAAGTTCTGCCATCTCATCTACATCCATATCCTCAATGACCTCCATAGGCTCATCTGATAAGATAGAGAGAGCCTCACTATTGTAGTGGTAGGCTCCCTGTTCTCTATCTATGCCGCTAAATTCAATGAACTGCTCAAGCGTTACTTGACTCCACTGCTTCGGTAATTTGATCATTGGCTTGCTGTGATATTTTTTTAGCAATAAACATGATGTAAGGAATGGAGATAGCTGCATTCAATTTACGGATGAGCTTTGCTTTGTGTTTGATGTGTGCATCTGCATAGTGCTCAGCAGAGGTAAGGTCCTCCCGTTTAAACATCACAGCTAACATCTCGGATACATATCCTTTCTCTTTTTTTATTGTTATCTTTTCAATCATCTTAGTATCCCGTACAGTTAACTTTAATTGTGCTTTGTACACATAGCCCTCAAGCTCTATCTCCTCAACTGTTGGATAGTCTTTCTGCTCACTGCTGTTAAAGTCTCTTACCATCCCTACAAAATCAGCTACATCATAATCCCAAAACTCTGATTCAGGGATACCAAGGTAAGCAAACACCTGGAGGTGCTTATCAATGGGGTCAAGTTCCTGATTGTTATTAATATCAGTGATTGCTTCAAACTGCTCAATAGTGAGCTCTTCAATTTGGTTGGGAATCTCCCTGTTTAAGATAGTTACCATAGTTAAATTTTTGAACAAATATACGTTTTTTTTAATATAGGTAATGGCTAAAGATAAAATCCCTACCTACCAAATCACTATCGACCCAGCATACGCTGAAAATGGTGAGGACCTTGGCATTGAGCAGATAGCTTTTACAGCTACTCCTGCAATCAAAGTTAAAGGTATGGCATTTAGCTCACAGGCTAAGCCATTGTTTTTCTCAGATGAATTAAAATACCGTATCACTGCACCTGCTTTGATACCTATGGAGATATACCGATTTGATGAAGATAGCAAAGAGGAATATAATGTCAAGTTTACTAAGGAAGAGATAGAGCTAATTCATGGCAAGTTCATGAAGCAGATGGTTAATCGTGATCTATTCAACCTAGAGCATGACCAATCTATGACTGTACCTGCCTATGTACTTGAGGCATGGATAGTAGATAACCCGAAAGAGGACAAAGCATACTCATCATTTGGCATTGAGGTACCACAAGGTACACTCATGGTAACTGCCCAGGTAACAGACAAGGAATACTATGCCGAACTTGTAGCACAAGAGCAGATAGGTTTCAGCATTGAGGGCTATCTTGGCATGAAGTTAAAAGAGGAAACTAAAACAAATATAAACATGAATAAATTACCTGATGGAGAGCACACTATCGAGGGTAAAATCTACGTTGTAAAGGGCGGAGAGATTATCGAGATACGTGATGTTGAAATGGAGGAGACCTCAGAAGAGGTAGTCCTAGAAGAGACTGTTATCGAAGAGGAAACAGTAGAAGAGACAATGGCAGTAGACCCTGTAGTAGATGCAGAGGCTATCCTTGCTATTGTAAGACCTTTATTAGATGAGCACATGAACGCTGTAGCTTCAATGATTGCAGATATGCGTAACCAATTAGATGAGATTCTTTCTACTGAGGTAGAGGATGAGGAGATTGTAGAGGATGTGGCCTTGAGTGCACATCAAAGACTAAGTAACTTTGTAAAATTTAACACAAACAAATAACAAACAAATGAGAAAATTAAGATTTGATTTAAACATCCTGCCAAGTGCAGAATTAACCCCTAACGCTGATGCATTCTATGCACAGGCTTATTTAGGTGGTACTGAGATTGCTGATAACTTCCGTACATTACCAGGTATCAAGTACAAAACTAAGATTGGTACTGTTACTTTCGGTACAGACTTATTGCAAGTATCCCCTTGTAACTTCCCTAACCTTAACGTTGACCAATTAAGCTCTCACGAAGTAGACGTATGTGCTCTTTCTGCAATGGCTCAAGTATGTCAGTTTGACCTAGAGCAATCATTTGTATCTTTACAGATGGCAGCAGGTTCAAACGGAGATTTCTCTGTAGCTAATTTCTTCAATTACTATTGGTCTGAAATGGCTAACTCTGTAAACGGACAAATTGAAGCTCTACGATGGAAAGGTGATATCCTATCTGTTAACCCACAACTTGCTTTATGTGATGGTTATGAGAAAGGTTTAGCTGCATCAGTTGTAGCAGGTGATGTTATCAATGGTGGTACAGGTGCAATCACTACATTCTCAGGAGTTGGTGGTTTAGGTGCTAAATTAGAGGCTGCATTTGCTTTGGTTCCTGCAGCTATTGCTTCCCGAACTGCTGACCTACGTATCTACATGCCTACTCAATTGGTTAATATCTACCGATTAGGAGTAGCTGCAGGTAACACTCAAGCGTACATCACTCAAGATTTAGCGTTGACTTACTTAGGTATCAAAATTGTACTTTGTCCAGGGATGTCTAACAACAAATTTGTTATCACTTTGAAAGACAATTTAATCTTTGCCTTTGATGGTGAGGGAGATCCATCTGACTTGCGTGCAGTTAACTTAGCTGACACTGTTGCTGAGCCGGTTATCCGTACTCGTGCTAACATGAAAGTTGGTTTCTCTTTCGTGAACCCTACAGATATCGTTTACTACTCTTAATAATAACTCATAGAGGGGGGCAACCCCCTTTATATAATACTTAAACACATGCCTTGTCAAGCTCTCGAAGCCATCTTAAAATCATGCGACAATAACAGTGGTGGTATTTATGGTATTTGGATTAACACACAAGATGATATTGCATCTATCACTCCTGCAGACCCATCAGCGGGTGCGGGTTGGATGATAACAGCAATCAGCCTTGTGAATCCTCTCGGATCATTTACTAACTACTACATTAAACGCAACACATCTAACTTTACAGAGGACTCAACTATTGACCTAGTTAATGGTAGCTCATTTGTAACTCAGACTATTAACTTAATGTTCCATCGACGTGAGGCTGATAAGTCTCGTGCTATCAAAATCCTTGGAGCAGGTCAAGATTACTTAGTAGCTATCATCCTTGATGCTAACGGTAAATATTGGTACTTCCCATACTTGCAGTTATCTGCAACAGGTGAGGGCTCCGGAGGAACCCGTGCAGATGGTAGTAAATATTCCGTTACTCTAGTTGCGGAAAATGAGTACCTGGCATATGAGGTAGATCCTGCTGCACTTCCTTCAGTTGGTATCCCAATTTAATATCCTGCCTCTCTATATCTTAGAGCCCTGCCGTAATGGTGGGGCTTTTTTTATGAACATTTGATAAGTCTAATTTAATATAGGTGTGATATACATTAAACAGGGAGTAATTAATCAGTTTGTCTTAACCTTAACAGAGGTAACAACTGTATCCACACCAAACTATTTATTTGTATTCACTAACGAAATGAATACCACTAGCACATCACAGCTCTTCACATCTGCTGATACAAGTGCATACCCCGAGAGATACAACCTGTTCACTCTAGATGAGCCTACAGACATCACACTTATTAAAGGGCAGTACACGTATGAGGTATATGAGAGCTCAACACCATTCGTTTTACCACTTACAATAGCTCAGACTACAGGAGTAGTAATTGAGGAGGGTAGAATGGTAGTGAGTGGTCCTGCAGGAACTTCAATATACGACTAACTTATGGCATGGTACGATAGATTTATTAAAAGCAACAAAGGTCCCGAAGTAATTGAGGGCTACCAATCATTTAGCACCCCATTCCTACCTGTAGGCAGAGGTAACCTAACACTACCTGTAGTAGATCCCAGGTATAACGCTAACATGTGGCAGTACTTTGGTACGGATAACCTTTATCCTGAGCTCTTGAATCAGATGTACTTCAGCTCCCCCCTGCATGGTGCCATTGTGGACTTTAAGACCAATGCTGTAATTGGTGGAGGGTTTAACCTTACCACTGATAAGCTCACACCACAGGAGAAGCTAGAAATGTTTACCTTTGAAAAGAAAGCGAACCTAAAACACACCGTTAAGGCAGTCACAAAGCAGTTAATTCTACACAATCGAGTATACTTTAAGCTGTATTTTGGTGAGAATAGAAAGCTTATTAAGATAGAAAACGTATCACCCGAGAAAGTAAGGGTTGGTAGAGATAAAAAAATGTACTTTTTGTGTGATGATTGGTCACGTAGGATTGGAATTGAGGAGATTAAGCCTTACCACATCACCTGTAAAGACCATTGTCAGCTATTTAGCTACGAGGTTAAGTCAGTTGGGCAGGATTTCTATTCGCTCCCTACCTATACAAGTTGTCTAAATTTTGCGTTTCTCTCGGGCGAACTGTCGTACTTTGCTAAAAGTAACATTCAAAACAGTGTGTTCCCATCCTTTGCTATGATGTTCCCTAAGAGACCACAGTCTGAGGAGGAAAAACACATGATTAAGGAAACCATTGACCGCCTTAAGGGTGCAGCCAATGCAGGTAAAGCTGTTGCATTCTTTGCTAACTCAGCTGACCAACTTCCAAAGATTGAAAGCCTACCAACCAACGGCAATGATAAGCTATTCCATGAGGCATCTGCATTGAATACTGAGCAGATATGTTTTGCTCACACCATTGACCCTATCTTAATGGGTGTACGTACCACAGGAAGCCTGGGCAGTGGCTCTGATATCAAGCAGGCCTATGTTATCTTTGAGAAAAACGTAGTAATGGAGTTACGGCAACAGGTTACAACTATATTCCAAGAGCTATTGACTATTGCTCGCATCCCTGCGGAGTTTACTATCAATAACTTTCAAATTATTGGTGATACAATCATTGAGGTGGATGAGGATACAGCAAAAGTTAAGGATGCATTGAATAACTTGAGTGATGCCCTGCTAGGTAAAGTACTTGAAAAAATGACTACCAATGAGATTAGAGCTCTAGCCTCTTTACCTCCAATTGACGAACCTACTCAACCTATTGTATAATGCTGTACTTCATAACTGAAACCTACCTAAAAACAAACACCCCGATAACTGCTAATGTGGATGTAACAGATGTTACCCCATACGTAGCTACTCAGGCAGCACTAAGAATACAGCCTATCCTGGGCACTACGTTCTACAATCACATGTTGACAGCTTACAATGCTCAGACTCTTACACCGGATGAGATAGATCTAGTAGAGTTTATTCAGCCGGTCATTGCATGGAGGAGTGCAGAGGATGCAGTGTTTGGTTTAACGTACCAACTTAAGAACAAAGGATTGCAAACTCAATCAGGTGACTACTCTGCTAGCGTATCCCGTAGTGAGGTAGCCTTTGGCATGGAGCACTATGCACAAAAAGCTAGTTTCTTTGAGCAACGTCTAATCAGATGGCTACTTGCTAACAGAAACCTGTTCCCTATCTTTATATCTACTGCCAATCAGGATACTGATTTACGGCCAATGTTTAACCACTGCTCATGCATCACTCAATGGCAAACTACTTGCACAGGAATGTGTGGCAACTTCAGAGAAAACGGGTATAATAACAGCATCCTAATCTTGTGAGGTCACAGCTTACCATACTATTTGCTACCATGCAGGCCAATTGGTTTAAGCTATTAGCCGTTATCAGTACATTCTTAATGCCAATCTCAGGGCTATTGTTCCTTGTGGGGTTTGTGATTGTATTGGATACTGTTACAGGGGTATGGAAGAGCTATAAGAATAAGGTGCCAATCACAAGCAGAGGCCTATCTGCTATCATTAGTAAGATGTTACTGTATGAGGTAACTGTTATCATGTTCTACATGATAGATAAATTTATACTCAATAGTATCATCCTGCAGTTTTTCTCAGTAGAGCTATTGCTCACCAAGGTGCTTGCACTTATCCTGGTATCAATAGAGGTCATGAGTATCAATGAGAACTACAAAGCAGTGAAAGGCCTTGACCTATGGCAGGCTATGAAAAACTTATTTGCAAGAGCTAAGGACATTAAAAAAGAGGTAGATGAAATTAGACACGACCAAGATATTTCAGGAACGCCTATCTAACTCACAGTACTTCCATGAGGAGTCTGAGAAAACACAGATATATTTACATCACACAGCAGGCAACGGGAACCCTGTAGCTGTATCTAGGTGGTGGAATAGTAACGGAGATAGGATAGCAACCGCATTTGTGGTGGGTGAGAAAGGATCTATTGTTCAATGCTTTTCATCTAGGCATTGGGCCTATCACCTAGGCATAGATAGTCAGGATTTCTCAGCTCATGGACTCAAGTACCAAAACCTAAACAAGCTAAGCGTAGGCATTGAGGTATGCAATTGGGGCCCATTGAAGCTTAAGGATGGAAAGTACTACAACTATGTCAAGGGAGTTGTTGACCCATCAATGGTAACCACCTTGGATATACCATACAAGGGCAATAAGTATTGGTACAAATATACGGATGCACAGATAGAAAGCACCCGTCAATTGGTGGAGTACCTGTGCGAGACCTATGACATTCCCAAGGCTTACCGGTCAGAGATATTTGCAATAGATAAAGAGGCATTTAAAGGTACTGCAGGGATCTATACGCATAACTCAGTAAGAAAAGATAAGGCCGATATTTACCCATGCCCTAGAATGATAGCAATGCTACAAAACCTATAGCAGATGAGACTTTCAATAATTATTTTGTCGCTAGTATCTACTATATTTGCGACATCCTGCTCCCCTGCAAAGAGAGCTCAATACCACTATAAGAAAGCCCTTAAGAATGGATTGCAGTTGGTCCAGGATAGTGACACTATCAGGATAGCTACTGTTGACTCATTCCCAATAATACACAATGACACTATCTTTTGGGAAAAGTTTATTGCGTATCGCGATACGGTTATACACTATAGAAATATATGGGTGCCAAAAACCAGATTCCAGACTCGCATTGAGTACCGGTACAAAACAAAGGTAGAAAAGATACGAGGTAAGACTGTCTACAAAACTGCCAAGGCAGAACAGGTAGTAAAGTACAAAACACTATGGTGGCCGTTTTGGTTAGGGCTTGCTATCCCTTTTATTCTTAGATTTGCTTGGAACGCTGTACTAAGTAAACTAAACAGATGAGAAAAAGACTATTCTACGACATTGAGACTTCCTTCAATGTCGGTGTATTTTGGAGAACAGGATACAACCTTAACATTCACCCAGGTGATATCATCCATGAGCGTGCAATCATATGCATCTGCTATAAATGGGAGGGTGAGGAGGAGATACACAGCCTAACATGGTCCAAATCACAGAGTGATAAGAAAATGATTGAGGCCTTTGTCAAGGTATTAGATCAAGCAGATGAGATTGTGGCTCACAATGGTGATAGGTTTGACCTCAAATGGATACGCACAAGAGCTTTATTTCATGGCATCAATGTAATGCCATCCCCAAAGACCTTAGACACCCTTAAATGGGCTAAAAGGTACTTCAATTTCAATAGCAATAAACTAGACTACATAGCTAAGCTCCTCAAAGTAGGTGCTAAGATGGAGACAGGAGGCCTTGACCTGTGGAAAGATATAGTTTTTCGCAAGGATCAGGATGCATTAGATAAGATGGTTGAGTATTGCAAGATGGATGTAGAGGTATTAGAGGCAGTATTTGAGAAACTCAATAGCTATACCCTAGTAAATCATAACTATGCTGTTCAGCATGGGGGGGATAAGTACGAATGTGCAGAGTGTGGTGGTACAAATCATAGGCACAATAAGAAAGTAGTCACAGCAGCAGGCACCGTACACCATTGGCTCCAATGTAGAGACTGTAAAAAGCATAACAAAGTAAATCAATTAGTGTTTTCTAAGTATCAGGATTATCTTTACAAGAGAAAGAAAAATATTTCTTAAGGCTATCCCCTTATAGCACCCATAAGTGCAGTAGTTTATCCCCCTTATTACCGGTTATTCTCTTCATTACTTATTTAGAATCATTCTAAATTTGTGTAAAACTTATTTTTTTTGTTCAAAATATATTGCAGATATGAAACCTTTTGTATCTTTGTCAGGTATTAACACTTAAAAATTATTTATGAAACAGTTTGAAAGAGCCCTTGACTTTATCAAGACCAACCAAAACAATGCAGAAACCCTTGCTTTATTCTTAGAGCAACTGCTTGTAGAAGCTACTGAGGAAATGACTCAGACAGCACTAGATAACACAGAAGATTTTTTAGACATCCTAACAGCTAACAAATGAAAAGAGAATTATTCAATGTAGCAGCAAGCGTGGCTGTAATTTTAGCTACCATGGTAGCAATGTATAACACTTTAATACTTATGATATGCAAGTAACACTAGAAAATAACACAGCATACTTTGATTTTGATGAGGTGAATGGGAGCTGTGAGTTTAACATAACTAACATCACAGAGGAGGACTATGAGGTAGAGATCACTAACATCCTAGCCACTCAGGTAGTTGGTGAGGTAGAGCTTGACTACATCTTAACAGATACGCAAGTTGAGCAACTTAATGAAGAGATTATATGGTGCATCCAGGATACTAACATGGTAAGAGATATGCAGGAGCCAATGAGTGATATGGATGAGGATGATTGGAGGTATGATGTATAGAGATGTATCAGAGATGGCTAGATGGTGGTCCAAACAGTCATTTGCAGGAGATAAGGGCGGCTCCTTTAATTTCGCCCTTTATTTAGAATACCTTAAATGTAAGAACTCATGTATAGATTATTGTACTACTACGAACAAAGGCTCTCAGAGAGCTATGAATTCCCTACCAAAGCACTCTGCCATTGGCAACTTAACCAATTCAGGGCAGCAGGTACTCACGTTTACGGACACTTTGTAATAGAGAAGGTATGCGAGCAGATAAGATACTAGAGATACTGTATCCGTACATCCCTGCTAAGGCATTAGGTGACTACCTTGGTTTGACTGAGTCTCAAATATACAACAGGACTAGCAGGATTGGAGTAAAAAAAGACCCAAAGGTAAAGCAACAAATGGCCAAAAGACTGTTTTTGAAAGCAGGCAATCAAACAAGGTTTAAGAAAGGATCTAAATCATGGAATGAGGGCAAAAAATGTCCTAATTTACTCTTGACCAATGCGGCCAAAACTATGTTTAAGACAGGACAAAAGCCTCACAATACCAAAGCGGATAATGCTATCACAATTCGTAAAGATACAGGTGGTAGAAAATACTACTACAGTAAGATTAAAGATGGTTTGTGGGTGCTAACCCATAGACTGATGTGGGAGCAGGCTAATGGACCCATTCCTGCTAAGCATATAGTTAGATTCATTGATGGAAACACCATGAACTTAGAGCTCTCTAATCTTGAGTGCATTCCAATGGCTGAGAATGCCAACCGTAACACAATACACAGGTTTCCTGATGACCTAAAAAAAGTAATCAGACTTAAAGCAAAATTAAACAAACACATAAAAAACAAAACAAATGGCTAGAAATGGAATGAATGACTTAAGAGATCACCTCTTTGCAGCACTCGAGAGATTAAATGATGAGGAGCTAACATCTGAGCAACTGACTACGGAGGTAGAAAAGGCACAGGCAATATCTAACCTATCCAACTCTGTGATTAACAGTGCTAAGGCTGAGGTAGATTTCATGAAAGCAACCGGCATGATAGCTACTACAAGCAACCTGTTCAAGGGAGTTAATGACCCTAAAAGATTAGACTAATGAACCAACACAAAATATTCAGGGTGCTAAGGCTCCTGCAGATGCTACAGGAAAAGCCTAGGACCGTAATGGGGATGGCTAGGTACTTAGGTACAAGTGAACGCACAGCATACAGGTACCTTAAGCTATTTGAAAAGCTAGAGTATAACGTAAAACGAGATAATTACTACAAATATTACATAGAGAAAAAATGAGAGGACAAATTGATGAGACAGTATTCGAGCTCACAAAACTACAAAATGAGGACCTAATGAAGCTAATCCTGGACTACCAACTAAACACACCTAGTAGGGTAGAAATATCAGCATACAAGAGGTACTACCTGTACAACTATATGTACAACTACCGGCACATGACCTTGAGCATGATTGGTAAATTTTTTAACCGAGATCATAGCTCAGTAATTCACGGCATGAAAGAGCATAGCTATTGGTATGGTAGAAAAGATGAGAGATACCTCAAGTACATTCACCCATTACCTGACCTAATTAAACAGAAAAGGGATGATATTAATATCTTTGATGTCAGTGTCATGCCGATGTGTGACGAAGAGGCAAGGGTAACAATCACAGGAAATATGCCTCCAAAGTTATTAACAAAATTCCAAGATAAGATGACTGTAAGTGAGATTCTATCTATCTTTGAGGACCATAATTTTTTAAGGGTTAATATGGGGGAGGGGGTCTAGGCTCCCTCTTTTTTATGACCGTATGACGATGTGACGGTTCTCTTATGGGGGGTACTGAATATATAGAGCACTAAAAAAGTTTTCGTTCTGGAAAATTTATCGTCTTATCGTCATGAAATAGCTGAAACCCAATACAGCACTAGTTTATAGCCGTGACGATGATTTTATTTTATCGTCATTAGTTGGAATTTATCGTCATTTATTATATTTGTAACCTATGTTTAACCCAAAAATATCAGTTTTCAGGAGTTTGTATAACTCAAAGGAAACACCTTTCACACTTGAGGCCATAGAAGTGTACAACAGAATCAAGCAAGGTAACCCCGAGCTGATTAGTAAGATAAAGAAACTAAGAGCAGGAGATGCAGAAAGCAAAATGCAGCTCATGGCTATCATGTTCAACGGCACATTCAGTGAGCGTAAGGATGATGGCCTGATACAGCACTCAGGATTGTGCGTATTAGATTTTGATAAGTACCCTGATGCAAAGACCTTGACAGCAGAACGAAACAGGCTCAAGGAATGCCCCTATGTGTACATGATGTTCACTTCTCCCAGTGGGAATGGACTCAAGGTAGTTATCCGTACACCTGAAAGCAACAAGTTTGAGCACAAGCGGAGATTTGAAGCCTACAAGGAATACATTAATAGTGATTATTTTGACGTAGCCAATAGCAACGTGTCAAGGGTATGCTTTGAAAGCTATGACACTGATGCCTACCTCAATGAGTTCTGCGATGTGTTCCAAGGAATCACCCAGGATAAAGGATACCACAAGGCAGAAAAGATTGCAGTGCTCCCCATTGCTAATGAGGACCGCATCATTGAGCTAATCATGAAGTTTAATCATGGCATATTTGAAGAGGGCAGAAATAATTGGACCTTTAAAGTTGCTTGTTGCATGGCGGAGTATGGGGTTGATCAGTATGCCGCTAAAAATTACCTGTTACAATACCAACAGGAGGACTTTACAGCCACTGAAATTAACTACACTGTTATCAATGCCTATAAATCAAGCAATTTTAACACTAAGTACTTTGAGGATACATACACCGTTAACAAGGTAAAGCTAAAATTAAAAGAAGGCCTTAAGGATGAGGACATCCAAAAGCAGTTAGGCGTATCAGGTAACATCATTGAATCAGTTAAAGAGGAGGTGCAGAATAGTGATGATGTGTTTTGGCAGGCAGATGGTAAGAAAATTACTATCGTGCCGCATGACTATGCAAAGTTCCTGCACAAGCATGGCTTTGCTAAGTACTATCCGGAGCGAAGTAATAAGCCTACCTATGTTTACATCGAAGAGAATAAGGTATCTGAGAGTTCAGTAGAGCTAATCAAAGATTTTGTACTCAAATACTGCCTTGCTAAGGGTGAACTTGACGTATATAACCACTGTGCTAAGTCAACAAATTTGTTTACTGAATCACACCTTAATATGCTAGAGTCTATCGATATGTGTATCCTGCAGGATACAAGGCATGTATCTTACATCCCATTCAATAATGGAGTGGTGCATGTATCCAAAGACAAGGTAGAGCTACTTAGCTACATTGATATAGATGGCTACATATGGAGGGAGCAGATAATCAAAAGAAATTATACCAAAATCGCGATCATCCACACGTTCAAAGATAAGACAGACCAAAAAGCAATCATCTTTAATGACCAAGAGATAGATGATAACCCTAACGGAGGTAGTGGTAAGAGCTTGATGTTAACTGCCATTGGGAATATCCGTAAGATTATAAAGATAGATGGTAAGGCATATAACCCTAGCAAGAATGATTTTGTGTACCAACGGGTAAACATAGATACTCAGGTGCTTGCATTTGATGATGTTAAAAAACACTTTGACTTTGAGCAGCTATTCTCCCTAATCACTGAGGGTATCCCGGTCAACAGAAAAAACAAGGATGAGATATACATTCCATTTGAGCGTTCACCCAAGATTGTTATCACTACCAACTATGTGATTAGTGGGGCAGGTACCTCACATGATCGTAGGAGACATGAAATAGAGTTTTTTCAGTACTTTAATAGCCAACGTAACCCACAGGATGAGTACGGTAAGTTATTGTTTGATGAGTGGAGTAAGGATGAGTGGTCACACTTTGATAACTACATGCTATCTAACCTACAGATGTACCTGCAGAATGGATTGGTTAGGAGCGTATCCATTAATGCAGATGCTAAGCGTTTTATTCAGAACACCTGCAAGGAATTCTATGACTTTGTGATGGATGGAAATATAGCACTCAATGTAAACTACTATAATAAATCATGTATGGAAGCATTCCAATCTGATACAAATGGCTTTAAGGACCTCGACAGCAGAAAGTTTATCAAATGGGTGCAAGCCTACGCTAGTTATAAAAATTATAAATTCACAAAAAACAGAAACCAAAATGGGAGATATTTTGAAATTACTCTTGTTGATTAGTATATTAACAGGGTGCAAGAGCTCACAGAAATGCGATGCATACGGATACATAAAGATGGAAAAATACGACTACATTCAGGTAGTAGGCTACACTGATACTATCCCTACCTTTGGTGAGACATGGATGCAGCTTCCCAAGGGTGAATACCAGGTCAAAGCATGGAAAGAGAATCAGGAGTACTTATTGAATGTCAAACTATGAAAAAAGAGTACAAAGCACTGCTCCATGAAATGAAGCTGCAACGCTATGCCATTACTCACCCGAATTACCCACAAGATTATATACCTAAAACAATGTACAAAGACTCAACAGCTAACGGATTAACAAGAGCCATCTGTGATTATATTAATTACAATGGCTACCAAGCAGAACGCATTAACACAATGGGTACAGCTAGAGAAAAAAAGACTACAGCCGGTAAGGTGATCGGGGTAACCTGGACTAAAGGCACCTCAACTGCAGGGAGTGCCGATATATCTGCTACCATTAAGGGGCGCTCAGTTAAGATAGAGGTAAAGATAGGCAAAGACAGGCAGTCTGATGCACAGAAAAGGTACCAGGAAAACATAGAGAAAGCAGGAGGTACCTATATTATTGCTAAGGACTTCGATAGTTTTGTAGAGTGGTATAATCAATTTATACAGTCATGCAGTTAGATCCCGATATACTAGATAGGATGATAGATGAGCTATCATTTACCCCAGAACAGCTCAAAGAATTAGGCATGAAGTTTTGGATAAGCAAAGATTATGAGTTTATCCTAGATGATTATGATGGCTTTGATGTGATTAAAACAAATCTACTCACAGGGGATACAATATATTTTTGTACTGAGTGTAAATTTTTATTGCAATTTGTATAGTTAGTGCAATTTATTTGTATATTTGTAGAAATTAACACCTTAAAATTATGACAACAAGGAAAACAACTCAAGCTGATGAGCCTAAAACAGCACTCAACATTTATCAAAAACTGCACCTAGCTAAGCAGTCAATGGGTAAGGTCATTAAGAATGCAAATAACCCCCATTTCAAACGCAGTTACGCAGATATTAACAGCATCATTGATACGGTAGAGCCTATCTTATTAGATTGTGGATTGCTACTATTGCAACCCGTAAGAGATGGTAAAGTATTCACTGAGATAATTGATATTGAAACAGGAGATAGTATGGAAAGTTCACTTGAATTACCTGCTATTATTGATCCCCAAAAGTTACTTAGCTGCATTACTTACTACCGTAGAGGTACCCTAGTTAGTTTACTATCCCTGCAAGCCATTGATGATGATGGGGAGACTGCATCTAGAGCACCCAAGGCAAAGCCTACGTTGGATGGGGATAGATGGACCAAAGCATTTAATGCAGTGAAGAGCGGTAAATTCACTCCTGAGCAGATTAAAGAGATGTACAACCTAACTAAAGAGCAGGAGGCACAACTATGAAATTCAGAGCATCACAATTAGGCAAGCTAATGACCTCCTCCCGTACTAAGGGGGAGGCATTGAGTCAAACAGCTAAGAGCTACATTATTCAGAAGGCTAAAGAGGATTTCTTTGAGTACAGGAGTGAGCTCAACAGCAAGTACATCACCAAAGGATTAGCCCAGGAGCAGGACAGCATCGACTTACTTAACCTAGTTAGGCTAGAGGACTATAAAAAGAATGAGGAGAGGGTAGAGAATGAGTGGTTATCCGGATGCTGTGATATTATCACTGAGACAAGTATCATAGATATCAAGACCTCATGGTCCTTAGATACGTTTCCTGCCACTAACTACGAGCTCAAGGACCTAAGTGACTATGAATGGCAGGGAAGGGCTTACATGTGGCTATATGACATGCCATCTTTTGAGCTGTGCTATGTAATGGTAACTACGGCACCTGAGATAATGGGTGACTATGAGAATGGAGCACTGCACTATGTAGATCATATTGCACCTGAGAAGCGTATCACATCCATTACCTTTGCTAGAGATAAGGAGATAGAGATACAGATGGCTGAGAGGCTGATATTAGCTAATGAATTTTATAACGAAGTACTAACCCAATTAAACAATAAATAATGAAAACAAGAGAAGAATTTTTTGAGGCAGCAGTAATAGCTGCCATGCAAGGCCTACTAGCTGCATCAGGACACTACAGAGATGAGCTGATTAAAAACCCATGTGAATATGTAGCCAATGCTGCTAGAGAATACGCTGCAGAGTTAACTGACCTGATATACGGTCCTCCTATTGAATGGCCTAAGGAACGCATATTTTAAGCTATGAACATAACACACGAAAACGAAATAAAGCAAGAGGACAGCATCCTATTGGCAGTCATGGCTAAGTACTATGAGAGGAGTAAGAGGGGGCAGCAGAAGTACGGTACTAACCTGGATAGGAAAGATGTTGACCTTGAAGGATGGCTTAACCATCTACAGGAGGAGCTGATGGATGCGACTCTTTATATTGAAAAACTTAAAAAAGAAATATGAAAGCAACACTTGAATTCAATCTACCTGAGGACCAGGCAGAGCACTACTGTGCCATTAAAGGGGCTGATATGCTAAACGTACTATGGGAGCTCAAGGCAGAGCTTCGGAGTATGCTCAAGTATGGAGAGCTACCGGATAAGCAGTATGAGATAGTAGAAAAGATACAAAACTTTCTATTAAGTAGCCTAGATGATCACGAAATAAACCTAAACAAATGAGATACCCAATTATATTTGCATCAGCTCTAGTCATTGAGATATGTAGCACCTTCTATATCAGGTTTGTATCTGAGGGGAATGCTCTAGGTATGGTATTCTTTGCAGCCATTGGTCCATTCCTTGGGCTCCCATTCCTAACATACATGATAGAGGCTACTAATTGGAATGAAAGGATATTGAATGCCGTAGCTCTGAGTGCAGGATACATAACAGGAACAGTAATAGTAATAACTTTAATAAAATGATTATTTTAGCAGCAATTTTAATAGCCCCTGCAATAGTGTGGGGATGGAT